CCTCTTCGTTCTTTTCTTCAACCAATCTATCTGAAAAGAATCAGTTACAGGAAAAGAAAATCCTGTATCCCTCTCAGCCTGATCAACCGCATCAGCATAATCATCAGAATCAAAATTGGACGAGAGGGCTTTTATTTCTCTAGTAACAATGACAATCGCTTCTGCTTCTGTCATTTCTTAACAGCCTTCTTCACAAGTTTTTTTCGCAATGCTGCTGCTTTTTTCTCTGAAGAAGAATCTACCTTTTTCTGCTCAACTTCCGCAACCTTTTTTTCTTCCTTCTTTTCCTCCTCCTTCGGAGCCCCAATCAAATCAAGGAGTCCCTTCTTCTGTTCCTCCTGAATTTCCTGCTTTGATTTCTCTTCCTTCTTTTCTTCTTTCTTCTTAGGAATCGGTACAGGTTCAGGAAGAATTCTTATCAAATTGCTTTTCGTGTTGATGAGATACTGAATATCAGAAGGGAACGGTTCTTTTGCATTATCAAAAACCGTTCCCTTCGCCCAAAACTGACTCCCTCTGAATGTTACCTGCAATTCGACTTTCATTGCTGATTGCCTCCTTTCTTAACCTTCAACAGGTTCTACTTCAACAATAATGCCAGGAGATTCCATCTTCTTATCAGGACTAGCTGAACCGCTGTAACGAGCAGTCCAAGTAAGAATATCCCCTACATTAAAGGTGTTTGCATTTGTATTGATCACCGGCTGAATAATACCTGTATCAGCCGCCTCGCTAAACGTAGTCTTATGTTGTCCTGTTACAGGAGTCTCACCAGACACATGACCGATAGAAGGAACAGTCGTAAGGACAGAAGTTTTATTAATGTAGACTTCCCCTGAGACTCTAGGCGTATTAGCAGCAACTCCGTCAGACCCGTCATTTGCAACGGAAAGGATAATGTTTTTAATCCTTCCCTTCAATCGTGCAATACCAAGAGGTCTGTTAACCGTTGCTGAAAACTCACCAGAAATTACATCGGTGAACGGAGCCAACAATTCGTCAGCTACCTGCCGCCTAAAATCAGGATGGGGAAGGGGGCCGTTATATCCGCGATATGTAATCGACATGATCTTATTTCCCTCCTTCCCTTTTCTTACGCCGTCACAGTAAGAACGTAAATCGCATCCTTGTTATAGAGTACAGGCAGTCCCTTATTCTGCACTCTAACCCAAACACCGTCAGGGTCCCATTCCTGATGAGTATCGACCTGCATTCCATAATCCCTGTTAAGACCATAAGGAGCTTTCATGAATTCAGCAATCTTCTGGCCTTCAACAGTAGATGCAAACATGCAGAATTTATTCGTCGGAAGGAACTTCTTCGTCATCGTAACTTTATCTTCATTTGCCTTGAAACTTGCAGTAGGCGCAGAAGAAATAGTTATCGTTCCAGCGTCAACATCAACAGAGGAAATCGTTTCATCCTCATAGGTGCCAGCAGAAATGTCATGGAACCTCAAAGTTCCCCCTGCAACAAAATCGCTTGCATCGTCAACATACACAGTCGTAGTCGAACTACCCGTAACAGCAGCAGTCAACCACCCTGTAACGACGTACTGTTCGTCATAAACGAACATATTGTCGATATCAAGCAACGATTTCAATACTGTCACAGGACGGGCAAAGAGGTCGCCGTTACCAAACGAAGACTTCTGCAAAAGAGTCTGAATTCCGCGATCAAGGATCATCAGCTTGAGAACTTCGGTCGTGAGCATTGCATAATCAAGTCGTGCTCCAATCGAATTCTGAACAGCGAGTTTGCCGTCCATAACGTCCTCAATGATGTTCCTCTGAGAACCAGCATCCCAATACCGAGTAGCTCCAAGAGTAACAAGCTGTGCAGAAGGAACACCATAATCAACAGATACTTTCAGCCCTTTCTGAGCAGAATAGGAGAAGGAACCTCCTGAAAGCATCTGAGCAAACATCCATTCCTTCCTACGATCACATCTGTTACGGAGCATCAAGGTTTCCCTTGCAAGCCTCTGCTGTGCTGACAAATAGGTATTGTCAGTCCCTTCCTTCCGCAGATTATTCAGGAAAACCTCATCGAAATAAATTTTCTCCTTCCAATAAGCAGCCATCGCAGAATGCTGGCTAAGACCAACAGGCGCAACAGAAGGAGAAGGTGCACCAGGCGCAGCAAAGGGGGTCATGCCCCGATTACCTGTCTGAGCCTCCCATTTAATTACATCCGAGTCCGCTGTAATCTCTCCGAACATCCCCATCAAAATCAAATTAGGAGAAGTCGTAAAAGAAGTAATCAGCTTCGTCAACCTTTCAAGTCTGAGATCAGGAATGTCACTTTTTCCAGTAGGCATTGTATTTTCACCCCCTTTCTTATTTAATCACCAGCAAGTTACCATTGCTAGAAGCAGAAATGTCAGTCTTTGCAGCAGCATCGAGTCCTTCACAGCATCCCTCATAAAGGATTGCAGAACTAAGGATCATAGGCGCAACTGCCCCCTTCGCGTTTTCACCAGTACCGGTATCAACAGTAGAAGCAAGGATACCGGCACAATCACTATAACCATTCGTATTGTCTGCACCGCATTCAACATGAATTGCAGCACTCTGAGCAGTAGTAAAGGAGCCGGAAACCGTCGCTGTAAACGTAATTACAGCCATATGCTGATAGGTCGTCCTATCAATCGCTGTAATGGCTCCAAGATTTTCAACAGAAGTCGTTTTGTTTGCCGTACTGTAGATGATAAGATCATCTCCGACTTCAAACTTGTAACTATCATTCATTGTAACGTAAACAGACGTTCCTGATGCGTCCTGAACAAGAAACGCATTTCCCTTCTGAGTAGTATCTCCGCTTGCGGGAGTCGTCGGGCAATAAGGAACATACTCATACTTATTTCCCGCAGCACTCACATTCTGAGCGAGAGGAGTACCTGCCTTAATAACACCGTATCCTGCTGACAAGGTAACATCCCTCATCAAAGCCTGTTCAGGCCGGGAATAAAACAATCTCTTGTAACTCTGCTCATCTCCCCTTACCAAATAAGGAGTCTCACCATGAATAGTCATTCTTTTTCACCCCCTTCCTTTATTTCTTTTTCTGACCAGAAAGTTCATGCATCTTATCAAGCCATTCCTTGTCTTCCTTTTCCTTGTCAGCCAAGTTCTCTCCTGTAGGAGTCTTGTCTGCAAAGCTGCTGCCTAGAACAGACTTCTTCACTCCGCCTTTGACCCAATCAGCAATTTCAGCATCAACAGCCTTGCCGAAATCCTCTGCATTGAAAGCCCCTTCCTTGACAAACTTCTCATAAGAAACATGGGACTTCACCTTTGCATAAAGATGCTCAGGAATTTCAGAAGCACTCAACTTATTCTGCCAAATGCCTTCTGCTTCCCGCTGAATCTCCTTCTCTTTCCGAATCGTTTCTGCCTTCTCAAATTCGAGAATCTTAGCAGAAGCCTTGTCAAGATCGACCTTTAGAGAAGACATCTGAGTTTCAGCAGCAACTAACTTATCGCTCAGTTCTTTGCTCTTAGGGTCTGCCTGACTTTCGGAACGAATGAGATCCGTAGCTTCCTTGAGGATTGCTTCATACGCTTTCGGATCTTTCTCTTTCAGTTCCTTTAAGTCCACTTTCTTCACCTCCGTTTCCTCATTATTTTCACCGTCCGCTGACGATGTGTTGCTCCGCTTAATATCAACTTCAAATTCT